AGTTGTGACTGAAGGAACTAAACTAAGCTGTCTTGCATCTCTTAGGTTTGTCTTTCTTTCTTTTCCATTAGCACCTATGATAGTGTACATTGGCTCACCATCTTTAGTGTACCAATGTCCAGACTCAGAAGTAAATTTATTATGGGGTTGACTTTGAGAACTGTCAAGTGTTTCTTCTTTTGTATTCATATGCTTTCTATTACCTCTATGACTTTATTAATATTTATGTTAAACCATTCGCCTTCATGTTTCTTACATATTCTCTTTAATCTTCTATGTGCTGTACTTTCTGCGCTTCTTCTGTCTTTAAATTCTTTTCGATACTCTACTTTATAATCTCTAAATGGACTGGATGTTTGATATCCTCTACACCTGTCGTCTGAATCAACAGCCATGCCAACTTTAAACCATCCCTTCCATGCAGGGTTTGTCAAGATATAAACTTCTCCTTCTTTACTTGAAGCATAGCGAGACAAAGATTGAAAGGCTGCATCTTCAAATGTTTTA